CTGGTCTTGCTGGCGAACGAAGCGGGTTATTCTGGGAGATTGCAAGACTTGTGGAAGAAACGCAAACAGAATACTTCATCATCGAAAACGTCCCTGGTTTGCTATCCAGTAACGCAGGAAAAGATTTTGGAGTCGTCCTCGGGACGATGGCCGACCTCGGGTATTCTATCGGATGGAGGGTGCTTGATGCTCAACACTTCGGAGTACCCCAGCGCAGGCGTAGAGTCTTCGTCGTTGGGCGACGTGCTACTAGCGGAGGCGTTGCCGAAGTACTCTTTAAGTCAGAAGGCTTGCGAAGGAATCCTACGCAGGGCAAACAAGCGGGGCAAGACTCTGCCACCAGCACTACAGAAAGCTTTGGGCAGACAGGCTTTGCCAAGTACACACCAGGAGTAACAACTCTTACAGCTACAACATACAAACGACCTGAAGATAATGTAGTTGTGACCTCATCATCTTTTGGTGGGTACAAAGAAGGAGTAGGCACTCTTCGTGCTAACGGTGGCGATCTAGGTGGAGGAAGTGAAAACCTTGTGGTTCACAAAGGGTAGGCGAGCACAAAATGTGGACGATTACGAGACTTGGATTGAAGGAGGAGTAATGCCAACGCTAAACGCATTTGATAATGGTGATGTACGAACGACAGTCATTGTCTTTCATCCTCACTACCACGACGGGGCTAGAGTACAAGGGGACACAATGAATACACTTACATCACGTATGGGTACAGGTGGTAACAACGTATCGGGCGTTGCTACATCAACCAATGTACGCCGCTTAACACCAGTAGAATGTGAAAGGTTGCAGGGTTTTCCTGATGACTGGACTGTTGGGCAATCTGACTCTCATCGCTACAAACAAATGGGTAATGCAGTTGCAGTACCTGTAGTTGAATGGATCATAGAAGGTATAGTAGACTTACACAGGTAGCAGGTTAAGTTTAATAACCCTCACAGTTATCCTCTTTCTGTGGGGGTTATTTCTTTTTAATCCAAACCTGAGTATTGATAGCCAACACATCATAGCTACCCTTATGTCTATGTAAGAATAGATCTATACCTGCACGTGGCTCCAAGCGTGGATCACCTGACTCGTGGTGCCAGGTGTAATCATCAAAGGCCATAATGCCTCCGGACTTTAGCCAGTCCCACGATAGCTCAGCATCTATAAGTACACCCACTGTTGTGTGGTCTGCATCCACATAGATAAAGTCCATACTGTTCTTGAAGGCAAGGTAGTTAAGACGCAAGAAATCTTTGGTGTTGTTGGCTACCTTAAAGATCTGTTCATAGTGGTCAGTCTTAGTACGGTAGGTATCATAGACACTAGCAAAGTCCATACTCTTATGGGCTAGCTCATCGCTACCTTCCCACGTATCAACATCATAGAGACGTGTCTTGTTACCAGTTAAAACCTTATCGCATAGCCATACACTGGCATCACCAGTGAAGGCACCGAGTTGCATAAAGTGTAAATTATCCACGCCCGCTAACGGAATTAGGAACTGTTCAAAGTTATAGATAGCACTGTGTGCAAACCAGTTTGGGTAATCACCCACCATTGGAGTAAAAGCCTGAACCCTTAAAGGTAATAACTGGTGCATCATAGACCCGGCTCATACTTATGTGGCACACAAAGCACGTTGGATCTTTAGGATCATCGTGGATAGAGCGCTCAACAGATAGCAACTCTTCACACTTGCTGCACTTGTAGTCATAGATCATAGTTGTATACCTTCCTCAATCGGTATGTAACCGACCAACTTACTTACCTTGTTAGATCGTGAGAACTCAGTAGTGGCAGGCATCCAATGACTTACCCACTCAGGTTCTGCTAGGTCCATCAGGTCAAAAGAAAAGACACCCTTCGGTGTCGAGTTAATGTAGAACGGGATTAGATCTCGCTCTGCTGCCTGCGTTATGAGCTTGCGATACTTCATCTCTTCAATCAGGAGAGTGTCATAGTGTGTATGTCTACACTTGAGTTCTATGTAGTGACCTGCTGCTTCACTAATACAATCAAAGGAGTCATAGATACCCGGTGACTTAACAAGGTCAGGATACAGGCTCTCTTGTAGAAAGTTAAATAGATCTATCTCTTTCATTGCCAAGGGCTAGGCCCTCCTAACAGTTCTATAAGTCTGCGAAGAGAGTTACTACACCTGCGATCGGCAGTAGAGACAGCACACTCTAAGGTCTGTGCTATCTGTTGCAAGGTGTAGTTATCAAAGTGACGCATACGAAGTACGAGTTGATCTTGTACATCTAGTTTAAGAAAGCTCTGCTTGATGTCAATCAAGGTAGCAAGTAACCCTCCACCTTCAGCAGGTGATGACTTACCTTTAGGTTGTCCATCCTGGATCATCTGTTGTACTTGTTCTAATACTGTGCCATCTACCACTGATGCAATAACAAAGGGTAGTAACTGACCTAACTTTGCAGACTCATAGTAAACCTCATCGGAGGTTTGATACCCGGACTTTGCTGCCTTTTCTTTTCGAGCGTAGCGTTCTGCTACACGTCTCATCTGATAGGCAATACGAGATTCATTATGCATACGCTTTTCCTCGTTAGGCTCCATCATTTGTTCAGTGATGTATGCAGTACGAGTAACAGCCCAAGCCATACACTCCTGTTTGATGTCATCTTTTTCGACATAGTTTTTATACCGACGGTGAATAGTTGTTGCCACCGCAGGCACTAAGTTATAGACAATAGGATGTATCTCAGTCACAATCAGGTTCTTCGACCTCAGGCCATACGCCATCTAGTACCATCATTGCAATGGCTGAATAGTTCAGTAGATCTAAGAAGCTATCACGTAGTGATTCATTACTAGGCTTAACACCTGAGTCAAGTAAGTTGTTGATGCGTGCTATCTTGTCCCACATACGTACACGCAAACCATTAAGTGGTCCACCTGGTGAGTGAGCAATGTTCTTTGGGCCGTAGTCGTGGTGCTTACGCACCAGTAAGTTGCCAGCCTGGTCCATAATGCGCCATACATCAGCAATGAAAGCATCATTTACCTTGTCGGTATAGGGCGCAAGAGTATTGTCTCTGTTTCCAAATTGGTCTCTAAGATTTGAAAGCCCATATGCTGCAAAGTCTGTATCGTTATGATCCATTCGTCTTTACTCACCCTTCTCACCTACTAGCAAAGCACGTGTGGCATCTGCCCCGTGTGCTAGGTAGTAGTCATTGATGTCCATACCTGGAGGCAATGTTACTATGACTGAGTTCATTAACTCGTTAGCAACACGCTTAGCAAACTCAGCTCCTGGGTTAGAGCCATCCTCTTTAATATCGTTATCTCCTACAACATAGATACTGTCGTAGCCACCAAAGAGTTTATGAAAGTGTGGCTTCCAAGCAGCAACACCTGGCACACCAACGGCTGGTATACCCAGCACTCCGCTAGTAATGACAGCATCTAGTTCACCTTCACAGACCACGATATGTGGTGAGTCAATTGTTATATCGCATACGTTATACAGGTGTGCCTTCTGCCCTGTCGGGCTACCATACTTAGGCTTGCCATCATCTATCCTGCGAAACTTAAAGCCTACACAGGACCCTGAGGCAGTGATGTATGGGATAGACAGCCAACCCGTATGCATCTCGTGACCATTCATTGGCCCAGTGACTGTACCTAATTGAAACTTAGCTGCGACTAATTCAGATATCCCACGTGCGGCTAGCACGTCTAGCACCTCTGGACTTATTTCCTGTGCGTATCGCTGCGCCGCTTCCAGTAGCAATTTCGACTGCACGTTTGATGCCATCTACGAACTCCAAATTCTCTAGTATGCAGACTATGTTAACTGCATTGCCCCCTTTACCACAGGTCTGACAATAGTAAAGGTTTGTTTCAACGTTCATTGAAGCAGATCTATGTGAGTCATTGTGCATCAAGCACCGGACTCTTATCTCACCGCTACCACCACGAACCTCACCGCCAAAGAAACTAATGATAGGTTCTATTGGGATTGATCTTGCTTCAATACGCTTGCCCTTGTGTGACCTGGCCCAGTCTTGTGTTGACATACGCATCCTTTATAGTCGCACTTATCGTGCCATTTAGTGGCACGCTTGTAGTGGGTTAATGTGTTCTCTTCTCCACCTTTAAGACAGTTCTGGCAGATCATCTTCAACCTCTTCGATAGTTGAAACTTCAACTACTTCTTCTACCTCAACTACTTCTTCTATTACTGGTACTGTCCAGGTCTCTGTGCTTGTGATATCACCTTGTGGTGTTGGCATTATTGTTTCTCCTTTAACCATTGATTTAAGTTTTGTATTACCCAAGCATCTTCGATGCTCGCATTGCGACGCTTAACTACAACATAAGACAAAGGCACTTCCCCAAGATTCCTTGCCTTAGCATAGTTAAGCGCCTCAACTTGCGCTTGCCTCCAAAACTCAGGCAGGCTGAGCTTTGCAGTGTTCTTGAGTTCTAGTACGTATGTCTTCCCCGATACCACGCACACTAGATCCCCTTCGTCGTCTTTGCCTGCTAGCCGTAACCGTTCTGCAAACACACCAAGACCACGAAACCATTTCATTACATCAATCTCAAAGGCAGCGCCTTTGGCTTTGTTATACTTTGGGCTGCTCATCTAGCTTTACTTTATTAACTGCATAGACTTGAACGCCATCCTCTTCTTTAACTTCTACTATCCCAGCCTGTATAAGCAAGGAAGCAAAGGCAGCAAAGTCTTTCTCTAATTTCTGTATGCGGTTCTTCACATACTGCATCTCTGTGTTAGCCAACGTTAATCCTCCCTTGATATCCAGCTATAGCATCTCTTCTTAACATCCAACCAAACTCATCCTGATCTCCGATATGGCAGGCTGCATAGTTTACTAGCAACGTTGCATAATCGGAAGCATCTGCTGTGTGTGGTCCAAATCTATTCTTAACCGCAGCAACAGCAAGTGTTGCTTGGTTTGGATCATAGCCCAAAGTAAGTATCAGTGCAGGTAATTGACTGACCTTACCGTGAATAGCACGTCTTGCCGGTGGCTTACTAGGTGATCCATACTCTGATTGCTCAGAGACGTGATGCAGTACTAACACACAAGCCTCAGTCTTTCGTGCCATATCGTGCAACTCCATCATAATTGCACGCAGTCCTGACCATTCATTGTCTGTCTCTGCTGCCACGTTCATTAGATTATCTATGATGATTAGTTCAGGTGCCTCACCGTAGAGTTCTACGTAAGCCCTTATCTCTAATTCAAGATCATCTATCGAAGGTGAAGAGTCAAAGACCCACTTGATGTGTTCTGTCTTTTGAAACAGGTGGTCATAGTAATGACTATCAGAAGCCAAGTTTGCCTCAACAGTTCCCTGTGAGTGACCTGATGTATGAGCAGCTACTCTCATCATCACGGTAGTAGTATCAGTATCAGCAGAAAAGAAAAGCGTAGGTACTTTAGCTTTGATTGCATAGATCAATGCGAACATTGACTTACCAGCATTAGGTGCTGCTGCAACCATACATACTTGACCACGTCTAAACTTAATCTGCTTAGCTGCTAACCCATCCCATACATCAGGTAATGGTGTGGCTTTGGTAAGCACACCACCCCAAGCACGGGATAAATTAAGCAACGTTACCCTCCTGGTTTAATCTTATTCCTCTTTGATTGCGGATAATTCTACGATCTCTTTCTACAAGACCGCCCCAAATACCGTGACGTTCTCTAGCAATGCCCCACTCGGCGCATTCAACTTTATGAAAACATCCAGCACAAACAGACTTAGCGAACTTACTATCAAGACGCATCTGCTGTTCATTATTTTCTTTATCAGGAAACCAGAAATCTCCACCTACTGATGCACAACTTGGCGACTCAAATTCCTCTGGTCGCCTCACTTACTAACGAACCCAGATAGGCTCGCACTTATCTGTTGCACCCTTAGGTGCTGGACACATATAACCCTTCCAAGGTTTACCTGAAGCGTTCACACCTTCACGGTATGCCATCACTCCGTGACGACAAGCGTTGTTACTTGTAGGTGCTGGTGCTTGTACTGGCGTTGCATTAAAAGCATCTGCTACTGCAGCAACTGTTAGTGCTGGTGCTGGTGCCGAACCGTGTAAGTCACTGCCTGTTGAACGGATTAAAGATGCAACCATTCCAAGATCTGAAAGACCAGTCTCTAAATCCTTGACATCTTTTGCATAAAGATTGATAAGAGTTCCATCATTTAATTTGTAATTAACTTGAAACTTTGTTCCTTCTGTAGCCATTTACTTACCTCCTAGTTTAATTGATAGTCGCTGGCTTTCAGCTCCTACCTTCTTAGGGACAAACCCTAATAGTTTTTCTACCTCAGCACCGTCAACTGACTCTCGCCCTTTAACGGTTGTCCAACTTACTTCTACGCCTGACGTAGTCGTACCCAGTACTCCTTCAAAGGATGCCTTCAAAGAATCCTGTCTTGCTTCTAACTCTTTTATTTGTTGTGATAACTGTAAATACATCAGTGCGTTCTTGTCAATATCTTTGTCAGCAATGATAACTTCACTGACTGACGTATGTTCTTTTTTTAGACCAACGCATCCCATCTGCCCACTTGCATCATAGAACTTGCAGTAGAACTGACAGTAACTTGCATCCTTTTCAGGTGCTGGTACTTCCTTTGCTTCTTTAACAGCCGCTAGCCAACCGAGTGCCTCAAGAGCGATGGCTTCATCATAGTTCTCAGTATGAACTTTGACGTCCCGTTCGTCACCATCTCTAGCGATAGCCACTAGAGATACTCGGTTGACCGCATAGCCGTTCTTAGCTAGGAGATAGCCATACAGCTGTACCTGCCAACGCTGTTGCGTTGATGGGAAGTAAGAAAGATTACGAATTTTACTTGTCTTCCAGTCAATCACATCACCAGTACCAGGTACAAAACAGTCTATGTGTGCTTTCATTCCATTGTATTCAACTTCAGTTTCAATCAGTACGTCTTTGTTATCTGATAATGCTCTTTCAATTTCTGCGTGGATAGCAGTACCCATAATCGCAGCAAGTTTTAATTCATTGTCATTAGTCTCAGGTTGGTTGTTAAGTCTGTACCAAACCTTACGGCGACAGCCACCTACCTCTGATGGTCCTATCTGTACCTGTGTAGATCGTGAACGCTTTGCATCTCCTGCACGTAGTGCAGTTAGCAATAGTTCTTTAGGATCAGTTACTGTCATTGTTAACTTCTTCGGCTAACTTGTAAGCTAATCTACAAGCCATCCAACCCATCTCGTAAAAATAATGAGCAGCATATTCATCTGTCATTGGTGTTGCCGTCATTTCCATAGCTCCTCCTAGAACCGTTCTTGAACCACCAACTGTAAAGGCTTGCCAGTGTTGGCGTCAAGCATTGACGCAATCTCTACGGCTTTACGGGCGTGTCTCTTTACATAATCTAATTCCATACCAGGTTTGATAATTGAAGTAAGGTAGCCAAGAGCAAACTGCCCACCGCTACCAATGCCATACGCTCCGTTATCTGCTTGGAAAAAAGAGAGATCACAAGCAACGCGAAAGATGTTGCCGTTAAAAGCAAGGATATAATCAAAACCGCCATCTTTGTCCACCTTGTTGTAGTCGTAGTTGTTATCATTGAACGCTTTGCTGATACTTGGTATTACTTTCTTTCCCATAAACTGCACAGGATTCTCACCGCGATAAAGCGGTGGCTTCCAGTTGTACGAAAGGATATCTCCCGGACGTGTATCACCTGAGATGCCAAGGATGAACTTACCCACCTCAACAATCTTCGGCGTTGTTATCGCTAGCGTCACGAGATTGTCTTCTGTTATCTGTGAGTCTGCAACGAACACTGCGTAGTCGATAGTCTCTATAGCTGCGATGGTTGTCAT